TGACAGGTTTTAATAATTCCTTGCCGAACTTTACATTATTTTCTTCGCAATCCTCAACGTAAAGACGAATACTGTGTTTTTCGAAATCTTCGAATGGTCTATTGCAAAATCCATTTCCGCCGATATGATATGCGTGTCCTGCAATTCCTTTTTCGTCAAAAAATTCATTTATCAATTTTCGTCTTTCTTCATCGTGGACGTTGTAATCTTTAATTTCGTTTAAAAAATCTGCATTTGTAACAATATAGAATTTTTCCATGTTTTTTCTCCTTTTTAACTCAACTTCTTGTTAAGCAAATCTAAGTTGACCGGTCTGATCTGCTTCGATCTGCATATTCGGCATCCGTTCAGCAACGCACAATTCCGGTAAATTTGCTTTTACCAATGCCGCAGGAATCGGCGGACACACTGCATTGCCGCATCTTCTGACCTGTTCGCTTCTCGGGTATGTCTTTCCTGTATAGTCATGATCAATTATGTAATCATCCGGGAATCCCTGGCAGCCATACAGCTCTCTTGGTTCTAACATCCGCAGTCCGATATCTACGATCTGGTAATCAGTGCCGTTGATGGTCACAAGTCCAAAGCGATCCTGTGCTGTGACTGTATCAAGCGGATCTTTAATATCCTGCCCTGTTCCCTGTCCATAGTATTTAATCAGAAACGCTCTGACCTCTCCAAAATGTCCGTCACCAGCCGTGATCGTTGGTAATGGCTGTCTGATATCTTTTCCGTCGCAATGATTATTCATCTGAATCAAATTTGCTGTAACAACGCTGTTGTGATCCCATGCGGTCACTGTCGGAAGCGGATTTTCTACTGTTTCCCCAGCACCCTTATATCCTCCGTTATAGTACTTATGCAGAAACGATGTGACAAGTCTATATCTGTTTGAGCTGTCAACTGTCATGATTGGGTCTTCTATAGTCTGTCCTCTTACTCCATCTTTTGAGGTTTCCGAATGGTACTGGATCAACGTAGGACTTATCAGGCAATGCTCATTTTTACTCACAATGGTTGTAAGCGGCTCCCGGACATCTTTGCTCCGGTCTTTTGTAAATCCAGTCTGTCCGATCTGCACCATGTAAGGCTCTACAATCCCATATCCGTGCTTTCCGGTTATAGTCGGCATTGGCTCTCTAATGTCATTCGGTCTACGCTCACCGCCATGATTACACTGAATGATAAAAGGCTTTGGATTATTCAAAACGAATTTTATAAATCCTCTGGCTATCCTGTCCATCGTCTTTTGTGCCAGTGGTCTTACTGCCCGGATTCCGTATTTCTCTTTTATTTCTTCCGAAGTATCAAAAATACTTGGACAAGGCAAGGAAAAATCCAACTGCGTGTATGCTCCAACATACGGTTTGAGCAATCCTTTCTTGACTTCCTCACTATCTGCAGGTGCATGCGTTGGCTCTGGCCAGACAATTGGCTTGCCATCGCACCTTGCGATCATGAAAAATCTCTTACGCATGGTTGGCGCCCCGTAATCTGCCGCTACCAACTCCTTGAACTGTACCTCATATCCTAGATCTGTAAGCTGCTGTATAAATTTTTCAAATGTTTTTCCCTGCTTTGCCCTGATCGGATGGTGCCCTCTGTTCAACGGTCCCCATGTTTTAAACTCTTCCACATTTTCCAACATGATCACCCGTGGTCTTACAAGTCCAGCCCATCGTAATGCTACCCATGCAAGACCACGAATGTTTTTATCCTTTGGTTTCCCGCCTTTCGCCTTGCTAAAATGTTTGCAGTCCGGTGAGAACCAGGCAAGTCCAACCGGATGCCCATTGCATGCCTTTACTGGATTAACAGACCAAACATTTTCGCAATAATGCTTCGTGTTCGGGTGGTTCGCCTTATGCATCTTAATTGCTTCTGGATCGTGGTTGATTGCAATATCCACGCTATATCCTGTTGCTAATTCTATTCCTGTGGAAGCTCCTCCGCCACCTGCGAAGTTGTCCACTATCAATTCTCCGTTAATCATTTTTTTGCAGGAACCGGGTACCCTTTATGCGCGCTGGTTCGGCTCCTTTCTGTAATAATTCTTGTTATTGACAATTTTTAAATAAAAGCTACAATATATTTACAGCACCATACCTTAGTAGGCTTAAATTTATGATAAGGTAGGTGATTATGTTGAATATTTCAGATGTTTTGCAGCTTCTAACATTAATAGTCATAACGGCTCAACTGATAGAAACCATTAAAAACAATAAAGAAAAATAAATCATAATCCAGCCCCAAAAAATTGTTAACCGAACAGGACAGGTGCTTTTTTAGTGCATTTCCTATAAAGGTAAACTTATCTGTCCCTTACAATTTCCACCGATGGTTGTCGGGTCCCATCCAACTCCAATGTAGTCCAGAACCTTCGCCCATCCATAGTCGTTCCCATCCTTATCCTTGCACATATGGAACATCAGATAATCCCACTCTTTCGGATTGCTCTCATACAACAGATCAAACCGATGTGGTCTCTTTTCCATGTGAATCCCAAATCCACACATACTGCATCCGGTGCGCTGCGCCTTTGTCGTGTACAATGTACCATCTGGCTTTTTTTCAATCGCTCCGTAGATCTCCGGTATAATGCTGTCTGGCATTTCAAAACTTTCAGATAATTTTCCATCTCTCAAAAGTTTCTCATGATATTTTTCTCTCAGTCCGGCTTTCCACAGTTCGTCCATTTCCAGTGCGAGTTTTAAAATGTCCTGCCTATGGAAGATTGCGAATGGTGCTGATCTGATCGTGGATGCTCCAAAATAATTACATCCGTTCATCCGCAGGCTCTTGGCACGCCTGCCGCCTTCGGATGCCATCAGTCCCAGATATGGCACGCTATTATGTTCCTTTCCCCAGTTATCACAGTTCTTTTCCTTGAGATAATAACAGCATTTAGCAGCTACAAGGAAGTCCGGTTTCTGGTAGTCACATCCTTCTGTCTCGTTCTCATATCCACCGAATAGCTTTAACCATCTCTGTTTTAGCTGCATTTTAGAGTTTTTCTGCCATCCGCCATATTCTCCAGTCTCCCCAGTAATAATCGCATGGCGGACAGTTTTATTTTTCTCTGACGGATTTTGTAACAATTCTATCTTGGCAGCCACTTCCTTTGAAATGACCGGAAATCCAAATTCCTGTATGACCTTTGGTTTCGTCCAATAAGTACCATCATCCCTTTTCAGCGGTGGCACATTGATAATTCCAAGAGCTTTATGTACTCTCTGTATACTCTTGTCTTCCAGTGTGGATGCACTCACTCCTGGTGCGTCAATTCCGCATACCTCATGTAAAAACAGGTATAAGATTATACTGTCAAGTCCACCGACAGAAACATGGTAGTTGAGCAATCTTCCATCACATTCATTTGCGAACTCTTCTGCTCTGATCTGTGCATATTTTCTTTTATATTCATATGGCTGCTTTTCTTTCTGCATAAAAGATGCAATCTTCTCATATGCTCCGATCCGCTCCATTCTTTCTTTTACTGATTCCATTTTTTCTCGGAGTAAAGAGCTCTTTCACGCTGGCCAGCAAACCTCTCACTCCTTTCAATTTATTTTAAAATTTCATCTAAGCAGGCATTCCAACCTACGCTCTTTGCATCTGTCCAAAAGTTACTTATGTAGTGATTTTTGTTATGATTAATTTCTCTTTTCTCCGGCAATTCCCGGAGTGGACACCAATCTGGCTTTCCAACGTTATATGCATCTTCTTGTGTCACACCACATATTAAATTTAATATTGGATTATCTCTTTCGAAAAAGCTACAAGGACAATCAGCACAGCATTCCGGCATATTGTCCATTATCAATATTGCTTTAGGCATATTCACACTCCTTCCGGTTTCTCACACCGCTCAAACTCAATCACCCAAACCCACGGATTAGCATCCCAACCGTAGCGATTGAGGTTTGATTTCTTGATGGTGCTGTTCCAAAGAGTCGAAAACGCATATCTTTTTTCTTCTCCATTCAACACATGAGGATATTCAACCTCTACACCCTCTCTGTAAATCTGCTCCGATGTAATCTCCTGCAACCGCTCCACTCTCACATCCGTAACCTTAAGCCAGATACGTGCCGCTTCTTTCGGCATTTGAGTGGACGGGCGCCAAGGTTCTTCCGCATCTTCGGAATTTGCAACGCTTGCTTTGTATCCGTAAAATTCTGCCAAGCGGCATGATTCGCCTTTTCCTATGCGTTTGGTGTATTTATGCCACGTTTCTCGGACATACAGGATATCGCCCGGCTCGCAAGGCAACTTAAAAAATTTCTCTCCATACCCATCTGCAAATGTACCTCT